GAGAGAACCGTACAGGCCATCTTCTTCAGCCTCCTCGGTGATTGCGAACGCGAGTGCGATCGTCTCGTGCGTGTACCTAGCAACAAAGGACTCTGCTCCCTCGTCGTAGGCGACTCCTTCCCCTTCTGGTTTCACAGGTGCCCCCGCGAACCCAGCCAGTAAGACATCCTCCTCGAATGCTTTCAAACTGCGTTCGATGTCGAAGATCTCGCGCCACTCCTCGGGGTAGCGCTTGTACTCCATACCGAACACGGCATTCAAACCTTCTTGGAGTTGCTTACGAAAGTCATTACGTGTCATTGCCATGAGACTTAGACTCCCGCACTTGGCTGGGCACCGTAGCGGTGACGTTGAATGACGCACCGGGCTTTTGCGAATTGCCCGTAGTCATTCTCTAGCTGCCTAGCAAGACCAAGGATTCTCACCTGCAACGTCACCGTCGCAGCGAGAGTCGATTGGTCAATCTGCCATGCAGATCTACCTGTGAAATTATTGCCTGCGCCAGCGACGAGAGCAGCGAGCTGACCTACGTCAGCCTCAATCAAACCTGCCGTGTCGTCTACCTGGGCGACGAACTCCTGGAGCGGGTCGTCATACACAAGCGCCTCGATCTCCGTAGCGACTGTCCCTGTCGGCCACCTGGGACGGAACTGTTGTTCCCCGTTGGAATCGACGTACTTCACACCCGCGAAGATTCCGACAATCGGATTGTCGTCACCTGCGGTTGCGAGAGCGATGTTCCGGCCCGTGCCGGTGAGGTCTACAGGGTCACCCGAGTAGATGTTCTCTGCCAGTGCGCTCGCAATCGTGTAGCCGCCTAACCGCTGGGGAGTCCCACCCGCAGAGTGCCGTGAGGGAATCAGCCCTGACGGTCTGTCTACGTTTGCCATCTGAATGGTCTCCTGCGAAAAGGTTAGATCTCATCATCGGCCACCTCCACATTTTGTCGTTGAGGTTGCCGAGTCACCGACGTGCTGCGCTGCTGCTGAATCGGGCCGAAGCCTGACGCATCAGAGCGTGACACGTTCTTGAGTTGCCGTTCGATGGCGTCATTCTGTCGCTTGAGCTTCGCTTTGAAGTAAGCCTTCCGCTCCAGGTACACCCTCTTAGGCATCTCGCATAGGATTAGATCCTCTACGCCAATCACATCGCCCACGTTCTCAAGATGGATGGCTGGCAGTGAACGGTCAGTCACAGAGCTTTTCTTGACTGGCCTCCATCCTTCTCTCATTGCATTCCGCAACCGGGCTGTATCACGAACGGTCCCTAATCGAATCCTGATGAACCTGTTCACGTAACCTTCCCTGGCTGGCGGCGCATCCAAGTCCGAGTGCCGCTTCCACTCAATCACCTCGTTCTCACCGTCCGTGTCGTAGATGTCATCCATCTCACGATCGGTGTTCTCCTCGTGTGCGAGGTGTTCCGCTTCGCCCTCATCATGAGTTTCCTGCTCCGGCAAATTCCGATCCTTGCCGTGCTGGTCCGTGCCTCCGTCCGCACTGCGAGCTTGCCGTGCTTCCGCTGTCTTTCGCGCTGCTGACTTCTTGGTAGCCATCACTTCACCTCCGCGAGATACGCTTCAACATGTTCCTTGTTGTCGGGGTCCATCCCGAACATCTTCATGTTGGCGATCTGGTTCCGGTTCAATGTCTTTCCTCTCTGTCGGTTACGTGGCTTCTTGCCACTACCGGCATCCCTGCCGCCGACTGGCTGACGCCGAGCTGCGCGTCGAGCTTTTTTCTTGCTCGCTGAGCGCTTGTCGGGGATGTTGTCGAACTCGTCGTCCTCATCCTCATCCTCGTCGAGATCCAGATCCTCCATCGTGCGAACGATGATGCCTGGGTACTTGTTCTCGACTGCCTCCTCCAGTTGCTCGTAGAAGTCATCGTCACTCGGCAGGTAACCCTTCTCTTGCAGCTTCGCGTCGAGCCGGTTCACGTACCGCTTGACGTGCGCATGTTCTGGGTCATCCCACCAGTCCTGCTCACTGAGCCAGTCCTTGGCTCTCGGGATCACACCTGGCGGCTTCTTCCCAGCATTCAGATCGTCCGGTTCGTCGTGCTCGTCCGCAGCTCGCTTGTGCTTCAGCTCCTCCCGTTTGGTGACTACCGCAGCAGTCGCCTCGGCCAGCTCCGTTGTCAGCCTGGTGACCGCTTTACTGTCACCGGCTTCCATGGCCTCCTCGATCTCCTTGTTGATCTGCTGGACCTTGGTCCCGTGATCAAACTCCAGCGCCCCGATCTCGTCCTGTTCCTCGATCGCATCGAGCCGCTTGGTCAGAGTGCCGATCTCCTCACCGGCTGCGTCCGTGGCGGCTTCGATCTTCCGGTCGCTCTCGCGGCGAACGCGCTGTATGCGCTTGTTCACCTCCGAGATCGGCACCATCTCCTCGTCACCTTCGTCATCCGTGCCACCCGCGTCATCCCTGTCATCCGCGTCGGTTGTTGCCCCGGTGTCCGTGTCTACATCGAACTCTGCTGTCACGCTTGATGGCAGTGGATCGGTGTTCCGCCGTAGGTCCTCAAACTCGTACTCAATCTCCGGTTTGCCATTGGCCATTGTCGTACCTCCTGATTCTAGGCTTAGAGTGACATGCAATCAAACGCTGCCGGATTGTCCAGCACTGCGATGTACTGCGTGTCGGAGATCACGATCCAGAGCGTGTTGTCCAGTGTCCTGAACCGTTCACCCTGGTGCTTCCCGACCATCACCCAGTCACCTACCTTGAATCCTTCGTCCTGTGCGAGTTCAATGCCGCCACGGGTCTTGCTCCTAAAGCAGAGCGGTCCCATGTCCCTCACCATCCCTATGTAACTCGCGTACTCCTGGTCCTCTCGATACTCGTCGGGGATCGCAATCCCCCCGGTGCTGTACGCAGGCGGCATCGGTATCTGCAATGCCGCTCGCCACAACCCGATCCTCCCTGGCCACTCCTTTGGCTCGAACACGTCGATGAGCGACTGTGGCTCGATCTCGATGCTCTGCAACGGTTCCATCGTTTCGTAGTTCGTCCCTGGTGGTGATCCTGTACTCATAAGTCGTCCTCTCCTTCCTCCGAATCCACTTGATTCAGGGCATCACTGATCCAGCCGCGCACCTCCTTGAGCTGCTGCTGTCGGCCCACGAGCTTGTTGTATTGCTCCTGGCCGATGCCCTTATCCATCTGGGCATGATGCTCCTGCACCTTCTCCGTGATCCGAGCGCGGAGTACATCCGCGAATCTGATCGCTGACATCGTGTCTCCCTGGTCTACGCGCCTCCGGTTCCGGTTTTCTGGTGCTTACCCATGGCACCCTTGATCCGGTCAGCGCCTTTGCGTCCGGTCCCCATCGTGCTACGGGCATAGCCGGGACCTCCCTTCGAGACCTTCTTGGTCATGTGTCGCATCCCTGCTGGTTCCTTCTTCGGGTTAGATGAATGCGGCATCAGTAGCCGCCTCCACCCTTGCCGCCCTTCGTGCCTTCAGCTCCACTACCAGTGGACTGGTGCTTGCCCATCGCACCACCGATGTGATGCTGGCCACCCTTGGAAGGCGATGAAACCTTCTTCGCGGAGCGACCGGCATTCTTGTCGGCTTTTGGCTTCGGGTAGGTTTGATAGTCAGCCATGACATCTCTCCCACGTTGCGCTGATCATTAGGATGGTCTCGGGTGTCAGCACGTCACCCTCACTTGCTTGCCTCTCGCATGATCGCTTCCACGCGAAACTGCGACTGATTCTGTCCTCCGGCATACAGCCTGGAGATGAACGCCAGGAGCTGTTGGAATCCGATGTTCAGCTCCTTGGCTGCATTCGCAAAACGTCGTGGCGGAATGTCGCGCACCTTGATGTTCTTCGAGAACAGGAATGCACGGGCCGCTCGAACCTCTTTTGGGGATGCAGCTATTTCGTTCTCCTTCGTCGCCTGGTCTTGGTGCCGGTAGCAGTCGGCACCCGCACTCGGGTCTTGCTGCCGAACGTGGACTGGATCTTGGTCCTGGCGGCAGTCTTGGTCTTGATCTCCTCGTTCTCCATGTCCTTGTCAGCCTTGCGGTCGTCGCGCTTCTCCTGGGCCTTGGCCGCTGCGGTCTTGCGGTCCTCCTCAGCCTCGAACTCCTCCTGCCTGCGAGCTTCTTCGGCCTGGAACTTCTCCTGCGCGATACCTGCCTCGGTGGTAGCTTTGAGCCGTACCCGCTCCAGCTCCCCGATGGCCTTGAGATCCTTCGCCTCCTCGATCTCCTCCTCCCTGGCCATCGCCTCCTCGTCCTCCTCGGACATGCCTTCCTCTGGCTGCGGGGGAGGTCTGAGCTTCCTGGCCACCGCGATCGAGATCATCTTCTCGACCTCCTCTGGCAGCTCCTCGTTCTCGGCTGGATCGTTCAGGTCATGCTCTGGTAGCGGGATGCCCAGCTCAGCCTCGACTTCCTGCCGGTAGGCGTAGGCTTTGTGCTCCATCACATGGGCCTGGATCATCGGATCGAGCTGTGAGTACATCTCGGCGTTGTCGATCGCCTGGGTCTCAGCGAAGTTCATGTGGATCGCAATGTGGGCTGAGTGCTCCTGGTTCATGAACGCTCGTGCGCCCTTGCCGACCATGAAGTTCATGTTCTCGGTGACCGGATCGAGGATCTCGTCCTCCTCCTCCGGCAGTATCTCGTCGATGTCGGGAGTGCGCAGCGCTTCGTGCATCCGGCGATGCAGATGGATGCGCGACTTCCGCGAGTACAGCTCTGGATCTGCGCCCACCAGTTCGAGACCGGCCTGGACCTGCGCGATGCGTTGCGTCGTGGACCAGATGTTCGGATCGCTGACCGGGATGACATCGACGCGGCCATCGAAGTCTTGCTTCAGGATCGAACGCTCCTCGCCCTGCACCTCGTAGGGATACTCGTCCACCTCCATGAACTCGTAGTTGAGCTTCGCCATCATCTTGAACTCTTGGCGAGCGCTCTGGTGCATCCGCTTGTGGATACCGCTGAACACCTTCGAGCCCTGCTCGATCAGCGCCAGGGTGGTGCCCACTGGTCCGGTGTTGGAGGCTTCGCCCACCATGTTCTCGGTGGTGGTGGCGAAGCGTCGGCCATCCTCGGCCAGTTGCGCGGCGAGCGTGGCCAGGGCATTCGATGGCTCCTTGACCGGCAGATTGAAGAACGCCTTCGACAGCTCCTCGGCTGTCATGTCCACGTCCTGCCACTCGCCAGGTGTGAATCGAATCTCCCCGGCTACCTTCGCTTCCTTGGCTTTGAACCCACCTTGTAAGTTTGCCACTGCTGCACTGTCGAGCAGAGCGCGAACGCTCCCGCTGAGTGCAAGCGCTAGTGAGCCAATCATGTGTAAAAGTCCGAATCCGTAGAATCCGAGACCGGGGAGATACTTGTAGTGCGAGAACCAGACCCGCTTCTGGAGCGTCTCGTCCTCGCAGCACCAGTTCCGCCTGACCGCCAGCACCTCGCGGCTCTCAGCCTCGACGGTGACGATGTACGGAGGTGCGATCTCATCCCCGTCGTCCCACGGCATCGCATAGTCGATGTGGTATTCGAGGATGGTGTAGATGGTGTCGTCGTAGTGCTGCGTCGGAGTGCGGTCGTCGGCCACATCCTCCATGTCGTAGCGGGTGAAGCTGACGTTCTTATCGACCAGGATCTGCGGTGTCGGCACCAGGCGAGCGTCCTCGATGAACGTGCCAGCAGCCTGGGAGCGGCGCACCTCGTTCTCCATCATCTCGTACTTGTGGCAGTACCGGGATGCGCTCTGGAGGGTCTTGGCGTGGTACGGAACCACGAAGTCCTCGGCAGTCACGAACCGTGAGGTCGTCATGCCAGTGATCGGATCGATGAACACCTTCTTGAACGCTGAGCCTGACAGCGGCAGGTAGAACAGCATCTGGTCGGTGTTGTCGAAGTACTCGTCGTCAGCCTCGGTGAGCTGATAGTTCATGTAGTCCTGGAGCCGGTCACCCTGCTTGCGCTTCTCCTCGGTGATGTCGTCGCCAGCGATGAACGATTTGACCGGACCCTGCGGTGGGAAGAACTCCTCCATGGCCCTGGCATTGAATTGCGTGATGGCTTCCGCGATCAGCGGATGTTGCACGGTGGAGGCTCCGTTGAATGGAGTATCTGAGGCTGGAGCATCTTGCAAACCGATCAGGCGTAGACCATCACGCAACCGATCAAAATGGGTCTCGCGGACCTGCTCATCGATCTCGTAGTACTCGATCAGCTCGTCCGCGATGGCAATGCGTTCCTGGGGGGACAGCGCGTCGGCTAAGTTCTCGTTCCAGTCATCCGGGTTCGCATCCTTGCGATGCTCGATGTTGCTGCCCTGCTCGAACTCATCGATCGGCACCACCGTGATGGTGCCATCGTCGTTGCGCTGGATGACGTTCTTATCGGTGCGCTCCTCCGCAGGTGCGAAGGTCGGCAGCGGCTGGAGTGTGGAGAGCAGATCTTCTCGGGCAACAGCCATCGGGATGTATCTCGAAGCCTAGCTTGGTCGCTTCGCCGGAGTGTAGTCGCTTACACGGGTCCCTGCAATCTCATCGATTCCGCTTCCTTGATGCCTTCTGCTGCTTTGACAGCTTCTTGTTCCTGCTCTTTCGGTTCTCGAACCACTTGGCGTTGATGTTGCCAGTGCCTCTGATCTGATTCCGTGCCTTGTTTTTTATCGCACCTGACATCAGGGGAAGATGTTCCCTGGTGTGTCCATGTGCAGGAACTGAATCCGGTGGACTGGTGCATTGATGGTGGAGCCGCCGTACACGATGCCGATGCGGGTGCAGGCTTCGATGTCAGCCTGCTCGCCTGCGGTCAGGGTGAAGGTGTCGAGGGTATCCACACCATTGAAGTACGTCGTCCACTGGTCACCGACCTTCTTCCAGCCCATCCTGTGGATGGTCGCGTCATCAGCAATCAGGTCGTCGCCTGTCAGGGTATGGGTGTTGGTCGAGCTGGTGAAGCTCGTTGTGGTATTGCCAGCATCCTCGACCGTGAACCTGGCCGGGAGTATCCGGTTGAAGTTCCGGTCGTCCACTGGGCCAGCCTGGTAGGGCGACAGGCCATCGACGCTCGCGGCCACGTCGAACACCCCTGGCCCGAACCTGATCGTGTTGGTATCAGCAGCAACGAACCAGGCGAAGAACACCTGAAGGTCGAAGTCGTTGGGCAGCAGGCCCGAGTCAACGTCCTCCCAGATCCCGATCTTGTCGCTGTTGCCGAGGTCCACGTTGGTGTCCTCGTCGGTGAAGTCCCCGGAGGCAGTGAAGGTCTGAAAGTTGCGTTCGGTCATCCCCGCAGGGATACCGGCACGGAAGTCGTACACCAGCAGGCCCGTGGGAATCCCATTGGCACCACCGTCCGGTGAGCCCTCGTAGCCTGCGCCACCCCAGATGTCAGCACCGTCCAGGGCACCGAGCCCTGCTGCGCCGAGAATTGTGCCGCCGAGTGCTCCCACTATGCTGTCCCGCCTTGGAGCTTGGTCCAGACTATGTTCTCGCTGGTGGCTAGGTACACAGCGAAGTCACCGGCAGGGAGGGCTTCTTGGGTGTTTACCCCCTGCCCCAAGTTATCGCCGGAGGCTGGGAACACGTCCATTGAGTTGGCACCGTCATTCTTGATGTAGACGACGTGACCAACCCTATAGGTTGTTGGCAGTGTCGCAGCGTCACCGATGTTGGCGACGGTGCTGTAGACGTTGTAGCTCGAAGTGATGGGACCTCCACCCTGCACAGAACTAACGTCAGCGGTCAAGCCCACGTCCGACTCGTACTCTACTTCCCCTTCGTGGATGATGTTGCCCTTCAGACCAGCGCCAACCAGAGCGCCGCCACGTAGACGCACATCGCCGCCACCTGAGTTGCCTCCGATACCATCACCACCTTGGACTATGGCATCTGCACCATTAGCAGTGGCATTGCCTCTGCCACCGCGAACTATTGCTTCACCAGGATTCTGGTCGCCAAAGCCGCCGATGAGCAGAGCATTGCCGCCTTGTGCAGCGGGACCACCACCGCTGCCACCCCAGAGTACGAGGTCGCCACCGATTGCGGCTGCGGTAGTGCCGTTAGCGTATCCACCCCAGATCTCGACGTTCCCTGCTTGGCCGTTGCCATCGAACCCAGCACCGTAGATAGCCACCAGCCCCGGCGTAGTCGTAGAGATGTTCCCGCTAGTCTCATCAGTACCAGTCAGCGTGTTGATGAACAGCTTGCCATCGACATCGGAGACCATCTGCTCCACGCCAGCGATGGATAAGGTCAGCTCATCGTCCGTCAGTTCAAACCAGCCGGTGTCTCCGTCACCGAACGCCAAGGCCGGAGTCGCGGGTGCGCCGATGATCCCAGCAGGGGCAATGATGAGCTGGTCGGTGGTGTTGAGTCCGGTTTCAACCAGCCGGAGCATCTCGATGCCACCTGCGATCAGCGACAGGGCATCAGTAGCGGCTCGACCAAGCCCCGTGTTGCCATCGTTGGCATTCGGCACGAGAGTCGGGTTCGTTGCACTTGCAACCGCAGAATGTCGAAGTCCAAAGCTGCCGGAGGTGCCGGTGGAGATCGACACACTGTTGACCAACAACACGTTGGCTCCAGCGATGACCCATCGCATGTTGTCGTCAGCAGCTTCATAGAACCCGCTGTCGCCATCACCGAACGCGAGCGTCGGCGTGGCCACTTCATCGACCTGGGCGATGATGAGATGCTCGCCGCTTACCAGGGCATGGACCTGAGCCCTGGTCTGGGACTTGTCCTCGGCGTCACCGGACTGCCGAACACCGAACAGATCAGTCGGTGCCGGTGTGATGGTGGGATCGAGTTGGGGAATCGTTTTGTCAACCATGACCTATCTCCTAGGGGTTGTTGATC